GCTGGCCAGTCGCGGGGTCGAGGCTGTGATCGAGGTCGACCACATCGAACGGCGTATCGAGCAGCGCGAACCCGATCCCGTCGAACGAGCCGCCGTTCTGTACGGCGGCGAGAGCGGCTTGGTAGGGTGCCCATGTCGCCGGATCGTTGTTCTTCGCCCGTCTGCCGGTTGTCATATACGGCGGCTTGGTCCACTTGCCGCGCCGGAGCTCCCACCGCCATAGGAGCCAGTGATCGAGGGCGGTGAGCGGCGCCAGCGCGGCGGGCAGGTGGGCGAGATCGCCCTTGAGCGTATGCGGCTTTTGCTTCATCGCCGGCGCCCCAGCCTAATGTAGAGCAGGTGCCGCCAAGAGGCGGTGATCGTCGCGCTCGACGCAAGAGCTCGCCATCTCGTAGCAGGATGGCCCTTCGGTATTGCTGAAGCCCTGGGCGGCCGCGGCGGCATCCTTCCCGTCCTGCACGCCAGCGTCGTAAATGCGCTTCATCTTCGCTTTGGAAAGCTTGCGGCCTTTGATCCGTTCAGCGAGCTCATGAATGTCGGAACCTGCGCCGCTCAGTGTGCGCGTAATCGCACGCGCGGTGGCAAGCACCTCGTGGCCTTTGTTCGGGGACAGGAACCCGACCAGCTTGTGCAATTTTTCCGTGGTGCCGGGGGCCATCATCGCCAGCACCGTTCGTTATGTCCGCACAGCCCGCACCGCCAGTTGCCCGGATCTTCCGTCATACGTGAGAGCAGCTCACCCCGCTTCGTCGCCGCGACGATCAGTTGCGCGCGCTGGATGGTGGTTGCTGCGAGCTCGCTATCGAACGGGACGACGATGTGCAGCCGTTCACAGGTATCCGCGTTGGTAGCGGTGAAGACCGCGGGATGGGTATCGACACCGAGATGGAACTGATAGAGCGTCACCTGTGCGGCGTATTGCGGATACGCCTTCGCCAGGCCGTCGTGCCCTAGCGACCGCCATCCTCTGACGTTGATTGCCTTGTGCTCCCATAGGCACGGGTAGGCGATGCCGGGAATATCGGGACCGGAGAGAAAGATACCGTCAGCGTGGCCGCGCAGCCAGCCGTTGAGTGTCTCGAACTCGAGCCGATCTTTATCGGCAAAACGGAAACCGGCTCTCTTGAAGTGCTCGCGAGTCTGCTGCTCAAAGAAATGCCCGCGGGCAAAGATGTCGCGGATCCGCGTCGGATGTACCGGATCGCACATCCAGTCGTACTGCACCTTGCGCAAGCATGGATGCCCAACCGCACTGGCGCCGAGATAGTCGCGCGTCGTCTCGCTGTCGGCGCGTGCGCCAGCATCGAGCACCGCATTGATGGCGACGCTGGCCGGCTCGGCGGACGCCTCGGTGCGGTTGAAGTCGATGAGCATGGCACGGCTTCATGCTTGCTCATTGCGCCCTGCTTCCGGCAGCTCGGGGAACGGCAGTGTGAACGTCTCCTGTAACTTTCTGAGGGCAGCAAGCTCAACATTGCTACGCGCCTTCCGAGCATCGCAAGCCGGGATCTGCGGCAGGACAGTCACGTCAGCTGCTGGATCGCCTTCACTCCAGTCTACGACCAGGACTACCGGCGGGCCGGCCATCATGGCGATCAGCTCTTCACGGTGGGCAAATAACAGCGCGCGGAACTCCGGCGGAGGCGGCTCTTTTGGTGAAAGCTGCCACTTCATTCCTTCGTCGTCGACGCGACGGATTACTACCCTCTTTGTCCGCTTCCCGACGTTCGGCTGTTCAAACATGCTCATCTGTCGGTTTCTCCTCAGTGAAGGCCGGGATGGGATCATTCCAAGGGGCGTCTTCCGTCGTCGGTCCTGTTGGTGGCTGTCGGGTGATCCCTTTCTCGCCGAGATCGCGAGCGAGCATGGCCTTGCTGATCAAGCTGTAGGCCGCGCAAAGAAACTCGATCATCTCGTCGCGCGAGAGCTCAGCCAGCGACGCGTTCCAATCCACCTTCGTGTTGGCGAGCTCCGGCAGGATCACCGAGATCGCGCCCGCGTCCCACGGATCGGGATCGAGACCGGTGTTCTGGATCCACTTCGCGACGTTCTGCCCGCCGAGACCGTTGCTCGTCGCCTGCGTCGCTCTCTCCCCGATCCAAGCGAACAGCATCGCGGCGAGGATCCAGCCCCATTCGGTGTCAGACAGGCGCCCGACCGGCGTCATCGGCGGCACTGCGCCGGTGCTGACGATGGCGCGGGCGGCTGCGATGGCAACGGCAGTCGCCTGCCGCTGCCATGCGTCCTCGAACGCGCTCGGGGATGGAAGCCGAAAGGTCCTCTTGCGCCTCATTGCGCCCACGCTGGCTTGATGATGGCCTTGGCATTCGCGGGCACCGCGTGCATGAGGGGCTGCTCGACCTGCTCGATCGGATGCCACTCTTTTTGATCTGGCGTGATCACCGAGAGCAGGATGTTTTTGGCGCGATACCCGCCCTTCGCCGGCTCGACACCGATCCTGGCGATGAAGCGAATACCGTCGAAGTCGCGAAGCTCGGCAACGCGCGCCTTCTTTGCTGCCTCGGAAACATCTTGCGGTTTGATCCCGCGCGCCGATTCCAGAATTGCGCGGAGTCGGCTCTTGGTGATGCCCGCGGCTTGTGCATGGCCATCCGTGGCGCCAGTCATCACCATGAAGGCAAAGAGCTTGCGCTTGGCGTATGGACCTCCGTCAATGGTGAACTCACAGTCGAGCCCTTCCGCCTCGCCGCTTTTCGATCTCTTCAAGAGACCGCCTTCGCCGGCATCGCCCTCCCGGATGCGCATCTGAACGACGGCGGTGGTCTGGTCCGGGATCAGGTCAAAGTCGCGTTGCTCGCTTGCAGTGTTAAAGTCGAATTCGCTCATAGCACTTAGCTCCTGTGCGTGTGTGTGCTCATTCGGCGGCTGAAGGGAATTTGACGAGGTCGCCGCCGGACCTCATGAGCTTGTGAAGCAGCTTGCCCAAATGCGGTTCCTCGATTTGATCAAGGCGACCGCTTCGATCCTTTGCCGGGTACTGCCAGGGATTGGGCGAGGTGCAGATAAAGGCGCGCGTCAGCTTACCGTCACCGAAATCGACCCACTGCATAGTGATGATCTGATCGACGATGGCCGGGAGCTCGCGTGAGGTACGGCTCCCTTCCATTTGCAATCTGTGCTCGGTGCGGCCGAAGTCGTCAGTGACGGTCTCAAGGACCCCGATCAATACGATGTTGATAGTACGCGCTTGTTGCAGGTGACGCAGCAATGCGCACATCTCACGCGCGAGTAGACCGTAAGCACCACGCGTGTCTTTCTTGCCAGTGCGCTCGCTGAAAGCTTCGGGCTGCCGCAACGCCCACTCAAGGCAGAGGTGGCTGAGGAAGGTGAGCGAGTCGATGACTATGGTGCGATACCGGGCGGACCCCTCAAAGTTATCGAATTGGTCAATCACAGCGTCGAGGTGCTTCTCACCGTAGACGGCATCGGTTGGCACAGCGGGGTTGGCGCCAACCAAATAGACTGCGAGGTCACGACATTCCGGCCAAGTGCGCGGGCGAAACGTATCGACGGCGATGTCCTGCACCGCGAGATCGCCGGCTTCGATGTCGACGAACAGGGTGTGGATGGGATCGTGCGTGCGCAGCAGTGAAGTTTTGCCAACACCAGTCGGGCCGACGATCAGTATTTTCGCGCCGCGCTGCTTGGCAAGCCTATCATCCGCGCCGATGATTTTCATGCTGCCTGTTCCTTTGCTGCTGTCGATTGGGGTCCTCTGCTAGGATCCCGAGGTACGACGTAAGCGGACTCGGCGGCCCTCATCATCGCGAGGGGCATTATCCGAACGTGGCAGGGAAGCGGCCTTGCGCACGCGCACATCATCAAGACCAAGCGTAGCCAGGCGCAGTGCCTCGGCCAGGTCGGACGCGGCGACGGTGATCTTCAACATGCGTCGATCCTCCTGACCTGGGGATCGCCATGCCAATCATCTCTCCCAATAAACCATGCGAACGGGATGGCATTGCTCGCGCGCGGGCCGGTCCAGCCTTGCCGGTGCATCATTTTCAGCCGGCGGCGGAACACCAAGATCTGGGCGAGCTTCCCGCCCTCTAGGATGTCGGTGCGGCCAGTCGATTCCAGGAACGCCAGCCGCAGGAGCACGGCCGTGAAGGGTACGAGCTCGAGGGCATGCCGCACGAACTCGGCGGCGACGGGGGGATCGGTGATGATGCCCTTGCAGCCGATGGGCGCCTGCCGCTCGGCGAAGAAGTCCCTGCCGTAATATCCGGGCGGG